GAGCTTCTGCTGGTGCCGCTGTTTCTTCTCCACCTTCTGGTTGTACTTGCGATGCTTGTACAGCAAGCAGGAAGTTTTCTAACTTAGTGTATGTTTGACCCACTGTAGTCATTTCATTTGGTTTAAATGCGCCACGTTGACTAGCAACGTCAATAATAGCTTTTAATCCATTTAAGTCTTGAACAGTAAGATCAGGTGCTGGTGCTGCCGGTGCTTCTGTTTCGTTTACTTTAGTTTCTTCTGACATAATTATCTCCTTAATAATAGTAGTATTTAACTGTCGTTGGTTATTTATATTTTAAAAGTGGACAAGCTAACATAAAGTATGCAAGTTCTTTTCCGTCTTCAAAGCCAATATTTATCATGCTGTTTATCTGATTCTGGTCGTCTACTTTTAAAACTTTTCCTACGTGAAACCTTCCTTTAAGATGTTTCCGTATCCATTTATTTAACGCTTCTTCAACATTATAAGTGTAAGGAATGGCTATAGATTCAAAATGATGAGGTTTAACTTTAGTTTGCCGAATCCTAAATACATTTAACGGATTTGGTTCTTTGAGTTTAACCATTATGCGGCATCCTCATAGTGAGTAGTTATACCAAATGGTGCCTGTAATTTTCTATCAAAGTTAGAGTGAATAACAAATACTGTTTCACAGTAATCTTCGTCACCCCAACTACCCCAAGGATAACCATCTGTAAACATAATAAACTTTTTAGGTTGAATATTGTGTTCTTTCATGTATTCCCAGTTACAGTCAAACTCAGTACCACCGCCACCGATAATTTCATATTCTTCTAATCGTTCACCACCGTCTGCACTAAATTCTGCTTCATTATAAACGGCTGTATCGAAACACCATAACTTAATATTATAGTCTTGATATTCGTCCATAATACCTTGCACTTCACCTAAAAAGTCTTCTGCTTGTTGATTGCCAATTGATCCTGACATATCAACAGCTACACATATATCAATAGTTTCATCAAAATTTTGTCCTGGAAGAATAGCATTCATATGCCAACCCTTACGTGATGGTCTCATAAATGTAAAATCATTCTTAATAGTACTTTGAATCTGTTGACGTAATATTTCACGCCAGTTCATTTTAGGCTCTGTAAGTTGGGAAATCATTCTTTCAATTTCTTTAGGTGTATTACCTGCACCAGATGATTGCGCCGCTGTCATCATATTCTCTTTAATTTCATCACGTATTTCACGTAATTCTTCTTTAGAATATTTTGGTTGCGATTTACTTACGTTACCATTATTGCCGCTACCACCTTCTTCTTCACCGTTGCCTTCCCAGTCCAAATGTTCGTCTAATAATTCTCCAAGCTCTTTAAGAAATTCTTCACCGTTCTGTTTAGCTTGTTCGAATATGTCATCATAAACTTCTTCTGATGCCCAACCGTCGTATTTAAAGTCTTGATAACAATCAACTAGTTTAGGCTTATCGCCAATACGATCTCTAACAAGAATATTATTTACAATGTAGTCTGCTGCAATATTAAAGATCATTGGATCTCTATCGTCTCTACGAGTTAAGTGATCAAATACACAATGTAGAATTTCGTGTGCAATAACAAATTCAATTTCTTGATTTGACATTGCATTAAAAAACTGAGTGTTAAAAAATAAGTTTCTACCGTCTACTGCGGCAGTAGGTAACCAATCGTCTGCGGCTTTAATGCGTAAGCGTGTAGCCATGTTACCAAAGAAAGGATGACGTAATAAAAGCCCAATTCGTGCAACAATAATTCTATCCAGCACATCAACTCGCATTGCATCTAATGCTTCAGTTGTAATATCTGGGTCTGGTGTCCAAAGTTGTTTGCCCGCAACGCTCATATGCTATGTCCTCTCTGCATTGTTTATACTATAAGTATATAGTATTTTGACATAAAAGTCAAGAGTAATTGGACGTTTTTTGTACGGGAACGTCCAAACCCAACACACCTTAAGACCTTGTTTGAGCGGCCTTAATATACTTGCCGAAACGCTCGTGGAACTCATCAAAACACTCAATTTCATCTGGATCAATTGGTAATTCATATTGGGTCAACGCCAATTTCATACCCATTACTACCAGCTCGGTTTCGAAGTTGTCCATTGCAAAACGTAAAAAGTTATTAACTTTCGAATTAAACTTCTTATCGTTTTTGTCTGAGCTTTCTTTTAGTTCGTAGCAAAGTGAAACAGTGAGGGAATACATAGCACTGATTTCTTTCTGTTTCAACTCAGTTACCTGTCCATCTAAAATATCAGTTGGATTAGGCATAGTTGACGCTACTTTACGGTGTGCCATAAACTTAACAGCAAGACCTTCACCAATGGCACCTGATACAAGGTCTGTTGTGGTTTCTGCATCTAAGCCATCATCTAACAGCTCTGATACAAATGTCCACGAACGGGGAGTTGCAAAAGAACGACTAGGACTTTTTGGATCAAAGTCATATAAGTCTTTCTTTGCAAACTGTAAGTAACCAGCAACATCTGCATGTATATTGTTTACTACAGCCCACTGGAACCAATCGTCAAATGACACAGTAAGTTCTAAGTGAACAAAACGGTTTGCCAACGGTGCTGGCATTCTGTATGTAACACCTTTGTCTGCATCACGATTACCTGCCGCAACAATTAAAACATTGTCCGGAAGTTTGTAAGTGCCAATCTTGCGATTAAGAATAAGTTGATATGCAGCCGCCTGTACAGCAGGAGCCGCAGAATTCATTTCGTCTAAGAAAAGAATAATATATTTGTGTTTTTTTGCAAATTCTTCTGTAGGAAGTTCTGCTGGCGGAGCCCAAACCATTGTACCTGCATTTGAATCAAAGTACGGAATACCTTTAATATCTGTTGGTTCCCATAGTGATAAACGAATGTCTGTAACATGGGCTTCTAACGATTCACCAATTTGATGAACAATTTCAGATTTACCAATACCTGGGGGACCCCATAAAAACACTGGACGTTTCTTTTTCATTGCGTGAAAAAGACTGCCCTTTGCTCTGTTGGGTGTAATTTGTCGAATAGCTACGTTTTCCATTTTGTATTACCTCTCTAGTGTATTAAGTTATCAGTGCTAATTTCTAACTATGTATACTATTATACGATCTAATAGGACGGTTGTCAACCGTTAATGGAACTTTATTTGTCTTTTTTTTGTCTAGTTAATGCTTTGGATAGTCCGTACTTGCGTAGATCTCCTGAAAAGAGACCCAGTTCAACAGCCTTTCGTTCGCTTGTAACGAATATACTGCCTCTAGAAATATAGTAAGGACAGTCAATAAATTTGTCTAAGAAGATTATGATCTGTGTAGTAATAGGCATGTCAGCTGGATATGGTATTTCGTATGTTGCTAAATCAATTTGATTAACTATATCAAACCCAAGCTCAGTTAAACGCAATCCACCGGAAGTTTTCTCTCTTGTATTTTGCCACCAAAGAGGCATATACTCAGAAACAGCTGCATCGTTTACAGTTTTGTTAAGTTGTTTAAGAAAGACTTTAGTATATGTTTCTTTCCAGTTCATTCGTCTGTAACTATCTCGCCTGATGTTAACATAACAACAGTAAAATCATCACAGTTGAATAAACTGTTAAGTTTTTTGGATAAGTTTATTGCATGTCCTGGATTTGAAAAAGATACTTTCTTATATTTTGGTCCAGGGTAATTTGTAATAGCGTTTAGGCTTTTAAGATTAAATGGTTTAGTTTTATAAAACACAGCCCATATTGCTTCCGCATCTAAAATCTGTTCTGCACGATAAGTTTGTTTATCTACGTACTCTAAAAGTATTTTTGGTTTTGGTCTGCTCATATGCGTATCCTTAATTATGTACGCATATATTTATCTCTTTAAGACAGTAAACTACGCAGTTTACCTTTAACGTTTACTTCCAGTCGCTATTCCCGCCATCCATACTAACTTGTATAACTTCCTCGTTACCATTGCTGTATGACGCTATAAGACGCTCTAAATCGCCTTCTAAGCGTGACATAGTAATACCTAGAGTATATGCTAAAGCCTTTGCTTCAGCTATACTAAGTTTAATTTCTCTAGAATTACTACTGTCAGCAACCTTTACCTTTTGTATAAATTGCTGAATTGGAAAAGTGTTTAACGGCTCATTTTGCATTTTCAATACTCAATGCTTGTCTCATTTCAATATCTGTTTTGAATGGGCCTTTAAAGTTGTAACGTTCGATAGTAATTAGTTTTGGGCAAAAACTTTTAACCCAACCCTTGTCGAAGTGAATTATATAGTATCCTGCACAATACAAACTCTTACTTTTATTGCTCTTAGTAAACAACGGCAGTTTGTTTTTTACATCGTATAAACTGTTATATGGAGAACAACTAGTTGGAAAGTTATAAACTTCTTTAACTGGTACTTCCTTGTCTTCTATTACTTGTGTAATAGTATCTGCAAATACATCTTTACCAAATGTATTTTTTAAGGCACGTTCACTATCAAAATATTGTGTAGACGCTCCTGAACTAAAAAGATACTTGTCTTCCGTAAGTGATAGTGTACCTACTCGTTCACCGTCACTTTCAACAATCCAAAATTTATCTTTTAAAATGGTTTTTGCTTTCATCATTAATTCCTACTCCGGGTATCTTGCATTTAGTGGCTCTGCAAAATACTGTGCTTGATCTGCAATGCGCTGCATATCCCACTTAGCACAAAATTTCATTAAACGCATTCCAACTTGTTTAACATCTTTTGCTACTGCATGTTCGGCAATAGTTGTGTCAATAATCTCTCTAATATCTGTAGGTTGTGCTGTTAAGTCACATAGCACAACATTACGATTGTAGTCATCTAATACACGATGTTCTACGCCTTCATGATCAGTCCAGCGTTGCAACATCATGTTATTCCAGTTAAAGCCTTTTGAAGTCTTATCGTCATATGCTTCAATAAGTCCTACTTTGTTCTTAGTGCCTTTCTTACGTACACCTGGGTATGCACTAAACACATTATCACTTGTGTCGCC